GAATGTCACTGTTTGCACCACCCTCAACATTAAGTGATCTAGCAACAGTTGCTTCTAATGGTGTAATGATGTCAACACCTGAAGCAGAACCTGATGCAAATAAATCTTCACCAGTGATTGTAGGAACTGGTGTATCAAATACTTCTTCCTTACCTGTACTGGAGTCAATCTTCTTATTACCTATGAAGAAGTCTCCACTATCATTCATACCAGAGTAAACATTTTGACCAGCACCAGTGTTTAGTGACTGTGCTAATAGTTGCTCATCAAATGATGGTTGTGTCTCCTGTCTAGATGGTAATGCAGTAGAGTAGTTACCAGGACCATATCCAACAAACTCAAATGTATGACCTGAGGTTCTTGTGCTTGATGGTTTTCTTAATTCAATTGGTTTGATGTCAAGTTTTCTACATACACTTCCTAAAATATGAGCAGCAGACTGTGTTCCTAACAATCCTCTGAAGACCTTGAGTGGATTACCAGTATTAGTGGTCTTAATCCTCATGATCTCATCATCTACTCTTAGGTAATCTCCTATTCTCCAATCCTTAGTTGCAATACCTGATACGTTTAGATCCTCTGTTGATGCGTTCATAGCAGATCCTAGTGTATCTGTGATACCACCATAAACATTCTGCTGTCTTCCACCATAGTTCTCATCATAAAGTGCTACGTTTCCACCCTGTGCAGATAAACCTGCTGAGTATCCACGAACTGTAACACCTAATCCAATACCAGTTGATGGTGTAAGAGTTGTAATACCTGTATTGATAACAAAGTTTGTTAGATCAACAACCTGAGTAACTACATATTGCTTATTCCAGAAGTTATCAGCAGCTCCACCTAAGAATATGATATTGTTTGGTCTTAATCCATGTGCAGGACTTGTGGTAACTGTTGCAACACCAGTGCTATTTGTATGTGTTATAGCAGTAACTTGTAATCCAGTTCCAGTAAGTTGAGCATATGCATTTGCAGTCTCTGTAATTCCAACTCCTAAGTCATGTCCATTTGCTGCATCAGATACAGAAACTCTAGAATCTACATTGATTGCCTTTAGACCTATTCTATCATGGAAATCTGATCCAAAGATAGCAGTTGGAATACCAACAATTCTATAGAGTCCATTATAATCACCATAACTTGTAGATGTAACACCAGCGACTCTAAGAGTGTCACCAATATTACTTTGTATCTTAGTAACTTTTAGTAATGCAGTTGAAAGACCAACTTGCTCCTCTAATCCAAATACAGAAACAAAGTCACCAACCTTATAGTTAGTACCTGGATTCATGATCTCTGCACCAGTGACTGCACCACTAGCATTTAAAGTAACTCTTGCTGTAGCATTAGCACCTGTGGTTGAGAATCCTAGAGAAGTGTTATAGTATTCACCTGCTGTACCACTAGAAGGACCATATCCAGATCCAGCAGTGACAACACTTAATTCAAATATACCATTCAATCCATGATCATATGTGGTATAGATTGTATGTGCAGCACCAGTTTGATTAGATCTGATGTCTGTAATAGCAATACCAACACCTAAATCAGAGAATGTCTTATCAATACCCTCTCTTGTAATACTGTTCTTAACCTCATCAACTACAACCTCACCAGTTTTATCTGGTAAAGCATATGTGATTGTAGGATTTGGGTTAGAATTAGGATTATCTCTATCAAACTGTGGGAATAAATCCTTAATTGGTTGAGAGAAAGCAAAGTTATCACTATCATTAAATGGTGATATTGTTGGTGTACTTGATGCATCAACAACTGTAAAGTAGTAAACACCATCCTGTTCACCACTTACATACTCTCTTATCTCCTCTATATCATAGATGTAGAAGTTATTCTTTGTATTTACTCTCTGGAATGTAGGAAGACTTGTTGTTCTAGATGATGTGTTGTTAGTAAAATGACCTGGATCTATATCACCAAAACCAGAAACAGTGAACTGACAAGCACTTGATATACCTGAAACAGTGAATGTTCCATTAAATCCTGAGTTACCTGCACCAGTTACGTTGTTAGAACTAGTTACCTTTGTAACTTTAACCTTTGAACCAACTGAAAGACCATGTGGAAGTTCTGTTGTATAATCTGCAGATCCAGAACCAGGATAATCTGCTCTCCTTATGAAACTGAAGTTTCTCATCTCAGTCTCATTGTTCATAGTAACTGAGGTAGGACTAAATTCTAATGCTACTTCAGTATCAGTTAATCCTGTTACATCATTTGATTCTGCAATTACAAATGATTTTCTAGGAGATCTTGCAGATGTAATACCACTACCAGCTGGAATTACATATCTGTATTTGAATATCTTATCACTAAGAGTTCTATTATCTGGTTTCCTCTTAAAGAATGTTCTTGGAGTTGCATCACCTAGTTTTGCAACACCTAAATCTTTTATAGTTGGATAAAGAGTATTATCAGTAGAAGCAGTACCAACTGTGACATACCACTGAGTGGATGTTGAATCATACTGAACTGGATGTCCAACTTCTCCAACTAACTTGTCACTCACTCTACTTTCTACTATCAGTGATCCACCTAAGTTATTAATTGTAAGTGCTTTTCCATCAACAGCATCATTGGCAGATGTTGCAATCTTAATCTGATCTGCATTTAAGTTGTTTGTAATAGCATAATAAATTCTGTTAGCATCAATTCCATCAGGTAATCTTGCATTATCACTGAGAATTCTAATTGATTCTGAGTTTAGAAGTTGATGATTCCCTGTAAATGTAAGAGTTGAGTCTGTAATAGAGTTAATACCAGAACTTCTACCAACATTAGAAACCTTAACAGAACTTACCTCATTTGTTGTATTCTCAGTGCTAGGCATGATAATCCTAGCATAGTATTCAATAGGAGTTCCCTCTTGGGTAATCAAGGTATTCAGTCTATCATTAACTTTTGCACCAATTCTATAACCTTGAACCACACTCTCAGGAGGTGCTGATAAGTTTGTTTCCTGATAAAGATATAATCTACTTGTCGTTGCAGAACTAACTGTTCTTGATACATCAACAGCACCATATTCTAGGTTAATATCTGTCTCTACATTCTCTTTTGGTGGTATAATATTAGTTAATAGACCTACATCATCTCTCAAGAATGTGTCATCTCTGTATCCTTTTGATACTAAAGCATTCTGTCCATAGTTGGAACTGGAGTTAGAAATAGTAAATTCACCACCAGTTTCAGTTAAGAATTGCTGTGCAAATCCACTTACATCTATAGAAGTGAGGTCAACAACACCCTTATTAGATGCTTTTATATGATAACTGTAATAAGATGGTTTATATTTTGCTGCAGCATCATTTGAAATATTGGATATGGTAGTAGAATCATCATAACTACCAGTTGTTTTATTGTATTTTACAAAGGCATTATTATCTTTCTGTAGTCCAATACCTTTAAAATTCTTAACTATGACTGATTTGAATCCACTTACCTTTGATCCATCAGCACAAAGACCATTTAAACCAAAAACTGAGTTAAGAATACAATCTTGAACAAATGGAGAGGCAGATTCTACTGTGTTTGTATCTAAAACAACCTTTGTTGCAGAGACAGTAGGTGTTGCAGTGACAGGTGCAACAGGAACTTTATATTTGAATGATGTGGTTAAACCTGCTGTGTCTTGAAATAGAACCTCACTTACAGTAAATGATCCATTGTATGCTCCATCAGGAACACCATCAATGTTAAATGCAGTATCTACATCTAAACCTGCAAGACCAGTTGCAATATCAACAGTAATTGTATCTGTTGATGTTGATCCATCACCAGCTATGATCTTACTGACATTTACTTCACCACTAAGAGGACCTATGATTCTAAATTCATCAGTCTTAGGTTGAATATCTAAACCTGCAGATGGGAAGTCAGGTGCAATGGAACGACCAGATGCAGGACCATAAACAAGTCCTACCTTCTGATAGTATATGTCTAAGTCAGTTCTGGTAGTAAAGAAGTTATTGAATATATCTTTTATATTAATTGCATTGACACCATCTACAAATTCAAATGCAGTCAATTTATGATGTGAATAGTCAGGGACTACTTTTGCAGCAGTGTAGTCTCTAAACACCTGACCATTTGGATCACCATCAAATATACTAAAATCAGAAAAGTAACTACCACCTGTCATTCTAAAGATGGCACTTCTTTCTATATTATCATTTAATGGATTTGGAACATATAAAGGTCTTATCTTTGTCTTTCTTACATCTAAACCTACTATAGAAACACCTCTAGGAACTATAACACCACCAAATACACTATTCAACTTATAAAGAATATTGTTGGTTGATGTTAAATTAAAGTCTGATGTGGTAGAGAAAGGTGAAAAGTCTAGTGTAGTTGTACCTTGTCTCTCAATATAACGTATGGGTGTAACAGAGTCATCTGGAATATAACCAGGTCTGTTATCTACTACATGTTCACCAGGATATAATACTACAGTTGTCTTCCCAAAACGATCATTGTCTAGTCCTTGCTGATATGAAAACCTAGCTGCTTCTATCAACGCCCTTTGAATGGTTACAAAAGGACGTCCAAGTGAATTACCCTGATTCTCAACTGCATCAGTGGCATCTAAATCATTAGGATTGACATAGATAATGTTACCACGAACATTCTTCAGGAAATTATCTAATCTACTAAGTGGCATCTGTTTTGCGCAGTAATTCTATTATGAGTTATTTATAGTCAAGAATAATTACTTTTTTGTCACAGCATCACTGTAAGCAATTATATTCTTATCAACAACTGTACGTACTAATTCAAGGACTGTCATGAATTCATCAACAGAATCACATCTTATACTTCTCTTTCCACCCTCATTTGAATACATGTAAAAAGTACGAGCACAAGTATCTATAACAACTCTTGTTAGATACTCATCATCTTCATTTGCATGGAAATCCTCAGGATTCATAGTAAAGTAGCGTTAATAGTATAATAGCAGTGAATTTTTGATGCTGAAGCAGACTTAACTATTACTCTTTCAGCCCACTCTATCTTCTCAACAAATAGTTCTTGATAAGTTGCTATAGGTGTTAAACTCACTGAAATAGTTTCTAAGTCAACCTTTCCCTTCCATTCAGCAGGTAGTTGAATGATGTTGGTGTCTTTCATAGACCCACGATAGGTTACATGATTTTCAGACATAATTAAATATTATTTGATATTTATACTAATTTGGGATACTTATACCAAAATGATAGCACATATCTTTCATTAGTGTCAACCTTACTAACATGATGAAGGTATTGTGAATTTGAAAATATTATAAGTTTACCTGTTTCTGGTTTAACTTCCATATGTTCAAATATTGTAGACCCACCATCAAAGTCATCATTTAAATATAACATTGCAGCAAACACATCTTCACCATGAATATCATTCTTGTCAAAATGTGGTTTCATAAAGGTTCCTACAGGCCATCTAACCACACCCACATAGTCTAATACTATGTCAGAATCAAAACTTTTACATAAACTTGTCACATTATCTACAGTATCACCATCAACTACAGTAGAATCAACATCCCCTCCAAGATATATTGCACCATAATTACCATCTGATTCTGGTGTACTCATTTCTACTGAGGTGAGATAAGTATCACCACCACGACTTTCATCACCATATGGTATTTCTTTTTTATTTCTTTTTGCTAGATCAATAAATGTTTGACATTGAGAGGGATCTAAAAATTTTTCTTGAATATAAATTAGTTTTTTCAACTTGTTATAGTATTTCTATTACCACGATAATTTGGATCATTAAATCTATTGGGATCCTCTGGATCAGGTGCTGTGTCAGGATTAAAGTTTGGATCTGGATAATCTTTCCAACTATCTCCTTCATATTCAACTATTAAAGGATTAATATCCTTTCTCTCTGCATATACATGATAGAAACAATTAATAGGAAAACCTGGTTTTGCTTGAAGGTAAATCTTTTCATCATCCCATCTCTTTACTATTATATCTTGATGTGCTCCAATTGGTTGAAGTTGCACAGTAATACTATCAACATGAACTAAATCTTTCCAATAGTTTGGAAGAACAATCTCAGTATCATTCTTTAATCTTCCTCTATAATATACACCAACTTCTGGTCCCTCAATACAAGCATAGCGAAGTCTATGTCCATCACCTTTTGTTGGGTGTTTTATATCAAATGGTTTTGGTCTTGCATCAGCAGAACTAAATCTAGAAGCAAGTCTACCTTTATTGCCAGTGTCTGTTGAACCACTTACAAAAAGATCTCCTTCAATATAAACTGCATCAACTGAACTACCACCACTTACTAGCAGTCCATGAGGTGTTCCACCATCTCCTTGCAATTGAGTATTACCTTTTACATGTAAGGATCTAGAAGGATTATTGGATTCTTCATTTACATCCCTAGCAATCATAGTGGTTGCAGATACA